GCCCAGTACGGGAAGACCGCCTCGACCGTGGCGTTGGGGTTCATCGCCAGCGTCTGCCGAATGCGGTTGGCGTCCAGTTCGAGCGCGGCGAGGGTGTCGGCGTAGCCGGACTGGCTGCCCGCTGCCCCGACCGGCGCGAACACGGTGGCCGCTCCGATCATGGTGGAGATGCGCGCGATGGTCGCGGCGCTCTTGCGGCGCTCGTGACCAGCGGCCAGCATCGACAGCACCATGCGGACCAGTTCCGGGTAGCCGGCCTCGGTCAGCAGCGGTGCCGTGGCGCAGAAGCCGATCGCGTCCAGGCGGACCTCCTCGAACGGGGGGCACTCGAGCGCGAAGCAGGGCTTCGTGAAGGTGCCAGCCTCGGCCTGCGCCTCGGTCATCGACCAGCCCGCGTCGGGGTCGGCGAAGATCGTCATGAAGTCCGGGCCCTTGGTGAACGAGATGCCACCACGGCGTGCCGTGACCTCGGCGATGTCGAACGTGCCCGCGCCCGTGTGGTACGAGAACAGGTCGTAGATCGTCTCCGAGGGGGCGCACCAGCCACCGGCGGCGGTGAGGCCACCGAACGAGCCGAAGCGCTTCACCTCGTCCGAGGCGTCGAGGATGATCTGCATCTGCTCGGCGGCCGACATGTCGCGGTCGACGGAGAACTGGTTCTCGTCGCGCTTGATGCGGGCCACGCCCTTGCGCGCCGCGTTCTTCGTCAGTTCACGGTGCGTGGTCTTCGCCGCGCCGCGACCGAAGTGGTCGACACCGCGAGCACCGAACGCACCGGTGAGCGAGAGGAAGGCGTCGGCCAGGGTGTCGAGCGAGTCGATCTCCTGGTTCTGGTTGAAGTCCGGCACGTTCGCCGCAGCGAGCACGACGGTCTTGCGACCCGCCTTCTCGTCCTTGGGGAGGATCACCTCGGGCGCCTTACGGGCGGCCCGGGCGACGGTCGGGCGCCGACGGCCGGATGCCAGGACGGCCTCCTGCTCGGCGGGCTCGCCCTCGACGGACTCACCCTCTCCGTCACCTTCGCCCTCACCCTCGCCGCCTTCGCCCTCACCGGACTCCTCGGCGGTCTTGTTGAGTGCGGCCGCGCGGTCACGGGCTGCGGTCAGGCGGGCGTCGAGCGCCTCCTGCTCGGCGGTGATCTCGCCGTCGCGGGCGTCCAGGGCGTCCACGTACGAGAGCACCTGCTCGATGTGCTCGAGGGTTGCCGCGTCGAGTTCCTCGGCGTTGGCGATGTCGACCTCCTTGAGGTACGCCTTCGCGGCGTCACGCGTCTCGGAGATCGACTCGAGGGTGAGGTCTTCGGCAAGCGTGATCTCGCCCGCATCGTTGACCGGAACCTCGAACTTCTTGGGAGCCTTGTCGGCCATGATCGTTCCTCTCGGGGTTCGGGGGTGGCAAAGGTCACCCCTCGACGTTCTTGCTGTCAGGGTGTCCCTCCGCCTACGGCCGAGAGGTCACTACATCTGGTGGAATCGTGCCACACGGGCTGAGCAGATTGCAACATTTTCCCGCGACACGCCGATAGACTGACCCATGTTGAGGCAGCCAGGCGAGAGCCCCCACCGCTAGTCGATGGGGGCTCTCGTCGTCTCGTCAGTGGGGCTTAGGCGGCGGCGCGCACCGTTCCACCGAGCCGGGACGCCGCCTGGCGGGCGTCCATCTCCGACGAGTAGGTCTTCTGCTGGGTGGTCCCAGTCTCGTCCTTGAAGGTGTGGGTGAAGTTCTGCGTGGTGCCCTTCTTCTTCCCGCAACTGCACATGCTCAGATCCTCTCGAGTCGTGCGCGCGCGTCGGCGACGCGCAGCGCGTGGATGCGCTCACGAGCGGCCTGCTCGCGAGCCTTGAACGCGGTGACTCGTGCCACCTCGACCGCCAGGCGCTGCACGAACTGCTCATGCGTCTCGCCCACGTCCTTCGACGTCACTGGCTCGTCGTCCTTGACGTCGACGGATCCGATACCGATTGCGGCTGTCTGCACGCCCTCGACCATGCCGTCGAGCGCGCCGGATGCCGCGAGTTGGAAGCCCTCGGTGTTGACGACCACCAGGCCCACCATCTCAAGGTCGCCGTACCGGCCCGACCAGTTACGCCAGTCGCCGGAGACGCGACGGATGGCCAGCATCGCGTCGATGTCGTCGTCGGTGACCCAGGGCGCGAGCACCCCGGCATACCAGATGCCGTAGGCATTCTCCCCGATGTTGATGTACGCCTTGACGGCCTCGGTGCGGTCGTAGTGCGCCGTCGCGGCCGCAGCCGACACGCGCTCCCCGGCGTGACCGATGCCCATCGTCAGCAGGCCCACCGACTGCTCGCCGGCGTCGGTCTCGACCAGACCCTTGCGGAAGTACGAGTAGTTCGAGTGCGACTTCGGCGGCTCCTGGCACATGCCGGTGATGCCGATGTGGCAGGTGGTCCAGTCTGCGGCGAAGCCCCAGATCCGGCGCGTCTCGCGGTCGATGCGCATCGCGTACGCGCGCCCCAGATCCTCGGGCTCTGCGAACGCGGCGGCGGGGAACTTCCGCGACGCGCTCGCGACCAGGCGGGCAAGCGGCGCGGGCTCGGCGGTGATCGTACCGGCGGCCACCAGGCCCTGGCGGATCGAGTGGGCATCGTGCTGTCCGGGCCAGATGCCGGTCGCCTCCTTGTGCATGTTCGCGCAGAGCCCGTCCAGCCAGTCTGGGTTGGCGACGTACTTGCGCAGTTGGTTCCGGCAGCGGTAGAAGTCCCCGCCGCGGCCCCAGCCGATCTTGCCGGCGCCGGTGCCGCGCACCCAGTAGCGGCGGATGCGCGAGGTGGCGACCGGGTGGGTGATCCACCCCGGGCCGTCCTTGGTCCCGGGTGCGAACGACGCCTCGCCTTGCGCGATCCGGGCGAGCAGTTCCTGGTTGTCGCCTACCGCTGTGAGCGGGACGATGTACTCGGGGGTCCCGGTCTCGCCAGCAAGAGCGAAGGTGCCGGCGGTGACGAACCCGCCGCGCGCGAGCGACCAGCCCTCGGGGATCAGGTCTTCCTTGCCGAGTGCACGTGCCCGCTTCTTGATGTGCGCCTTGACGGCATCCGGGTCCTTGGCCCGACCGATGGCCTGGATCGCGTTGCGGAGGTCCTCCTCGTTCGCGATCGGGTATGAGCCGTCGGGCATCGCGTTGCCCTCGTCGGCCAGGCGCTTGCGCTCCTTCGGCGAGACGTCGCGGAAGTCTACGCCGGCGGCGGTCAGTGCCACCTCGCCGTCGCAGCCACAGTCCTCGAGAGCGGCGGACGCCGCGAGCACCTGCTCCTCGGTCATGTCTTCCGCGAACTCGTGGCCCAGGGCGACGTACGCCTCGTGGAATGCGGGGATCGGCACCTGCGTCAGGCCCGCCACGCGCGCCTGCGAGAACCACATCTCCTCCTGCTTGCCCACCTCGGCCAGGTCGAAGGGCTTCTCGATGTAGTTGCCCTCCTCGTCGAGGATGTCGGAGAAGTCCTGCACCATGTCATCGGCGTCGATGGAGACACCCGACCCAGTGCCGTCGATGATGGAGGAGATCGCCGCCGAGGCGTACGGCTTGTCGAGCACGATGGCACCGAGGAAGCGCCACATGCCTGACTCCTCGTGCTTCCACGCCTGGTCGATGCGGCCGACGGTGGCCACCTCGGAGGTCTGGTTCCCGCCGTGCGACGAGACATACTCGTACCGGAACGGCACGGGTAGCGGCCGCGTGGACAGTGCACCCTCGCGGAAGCCGCGGCCGTCACCGGTCAGGATCCCCTCGGGCGCGAGCACACCGTGGATGGGGATCTCGGTGATGAGGTCCTCGTCGTCCTCAGGCTCATCCAGCGGGATGTCCTCGTCGACGACATCCTCGTCTGCGATCGCGGCGTCCGCAGTCACGGCGGCCCCTCCCATCGGGTAGTCGTAGTGCTCGCCGCCCAGCCACAGGCTGATCCGGTCGAACGTCACCTCTGTCGCATCGTACTCGGCCTTCGCTGGGCGATCGGGATAGCCAAGCGTGACGTGCGGGGTCCACTCGGGGAACTGCTCCGCGGCGTCATACGCCGTCTTGATCGGCTCATTCACCAGCAGACCGTCGCGCAGCGCCAGCAGCGAATCTGTCGGCTCGAGGAACACGACGTCTGCGTCGTCGTCGCCAAGCGTGCCGCGCTCGCGGACGGGAACTACGACAGGGCCGTCGAGATCCTGGGCGTAGAGGCGCACCGCCTGCTCGAGTTCTTCGACATCCACAGGGAGGTCGGCTAGTTCGCCGAACCACACCGTCGTCACGTGGGCGGGCTCGCTCGACGCCGCCACGACAGGGTCCGAGTCGGCCGGTACGAGCACCACGAGCGCGCCGGTGTACGGCGTCCCGTCAGGGTTGGCCAGGTCACCGGCCGCAGTGATGTTGTTGCTCACGATCTCGTGCTCCTCGTCGATCTCGTACTCCGGGCCGATGGTGAACGTGTTCGCGCTCATCGTCTCGCCCTCGCGGGACGCCGGCTGCGCCACGCAGCGGCACTCGATCCACACCTCCGGCGGACCCACGGGAACCGCAGGGTAGGGCAGGCGGTGCCCGGCTACGTCGAAGGTCCCGCCGATGGGGCGGATCTGCCCGTCGAGGTGCTCGTGGATCTCGCGCACGTCGGCGTCGTTCATGGTCGTCCAGCGCTTGAACCGGATGCCGCGCCCGTAGGCGCCGGAGATCGTCCCGGCGTTCACGCTGTAGGTGGACAGCCAGCGAACGATGCGGCCGATCTGCGCCTGGGTCACATCGCCGGTCGGCCGCGAGGTGCGTGAGAGCGCCTCGCCGACAGCCTCCCGGAAGCGCGCGAGCGCGCGGTCGTAGTCGCGCCCCGGGGACTCGGCCACGTAGTGCTCGAGCCAGATCTGCCCGGCCGTGTCGCGGATGATGCTCGCCCAGCCGTCCTCGCCGTTGAGGTAGCGCATGAGCCCCAACTCGACGGCAGGACCC